GTTAACAGCACCTATACCGTGAGCCGCTCCGATTTCTTCAAGAATTTCTTTATTTTGTTCTTGAACAGCGTCGCGACCAATACGATCAGGTTTTAACTGTACGATTTGATTTTCGGCCCATTTAATGTCGTCATTATCATAATTACTTGAATTATAATTTTGCCAACCTAAATGATGCTCGATTAGTAAATCAATTAATATATAACGACTAGTACAATACACATAAAAACCATAGTGACCGTTTGGTCTTGTATGATTATAAACATATGTTATTTTATCGTCGCCAACCCATCTGGAATTTTCTTTTTCGTAATCGTCTATTTCACCTTTAATTAAATCAGGGTGCATCGCTGACATATTACAAACTAAATCTATTTCTGCGTAGTACATATTACTTGCCTCCGTTTTTAAGTTCTTTATATGTTTCGTAATTCTCTTCCCATTGCTCACATAAACGTTTAATCAATAAATATTGAATTTCGTTTATAGCGTCGTAAGCAATTGAACTAGTTTTGGTTTCTTTAATATTTAGCTCATTCATTACTTCTTCAACGTCATCTAATAAATCAGATGCTAAATCTTCTCGAAACGCATTACTAAACCATTCTTCGAACCATTCGTACGGTGCTCGGCTT